CTCAACCTCTTCAAGAATATCTAGTGAGATATACGTACCATTACTCTCTATCTCCACCAAGAACATCAGCATTTCATTCATCAAGTCTACTACTGGAACAAGAGATGCATTCTCTTCTTTCTGAAAGTCATTCTGTTGAGATAGATACAACTCACCTGTGGTCTTTACATCGGCTTCTGCGTATTCAACCATTATGTCTAGGGGCATTTCAGAGAAGTCTATACCTTCCTTGAACATATCATCTACTAGATGAACCTTCTTCTGGTTCACCAGCTTACGCCGTAAGGCACTCTCCTTCAGGGAGATAACCCTACGCTGACCCTTGGACAGTATATATTCTCCGATCATAGTGCAGTATACTTTATCAGGGATGGTAAACCCCATAGACAACAGCCACAGGACATCAAACTTGGCATTGTGGCACACAAGAAGATCAGCCTTACGTAGGCTTTCTGTTAGAAACGTGTGATCCGCAGTCACATAGTCAACAGACTGTTCGAGTAATGTATGAAATAGGATATCATTGGTAACACTTACGTTACCATCCTCTAGGAAGCCGTAGTGTGCAGACACACACTTATTAAATGGGTTGAAAGGACTATTATCTTTACGCCCTTCTACTCTTTGTACTGTGGTTTCTAGGTCTAGTATCAATATATTCAAAACGGGGGTTCTCCATTGGTATCTAGTTGGGGCATTCTGTACTCATAGGTTCGTTGTACCAAAGGCTCTGGGTCATGCTTTGGCTGTAACTCAACGACACCATTCTGTTCGAGCCAGTGAGATAGGCTACTAGGAACATGCAGGGTATCAAACGACATAGCGACTTATCTCCGGTTCTATGTTGCACATGATAGTGCCATGAAAGCCTGATAGCTTATTCTTCATGACAGTTAAGAAGCGGCTATTGTCTGGGCCATCTTCTTCACCGCTGTTTAATTTGCCAATACCTATTATCAGGTCAGCTTCAGCAGCTTTGCCTACACGACTACCTTCCATCATAGTCATGGTAAGCCGTGTGCGGTTCTCTGCTTCAGCAGAAGCTTGGGATACACCTATTACAGCACAGTCATACTTCTTAGCGGTCTCACGCAGTCTGCGGTATAGCTCCCTTAAGCGTTCATGTCCGGCATTAAACTGACCAGCCACAGCTAACTTGTCGGCTTGGTCTAATATTACCAAATCCGGCTTTATCTTTTGAATGTAGGCTTCCATCTTCTGGACATCCCACTCTTGTATATCCTTCATGATTAAGCTGTCTTTAATACCAGAGTATCGGGACAGCGCAGCCACTGGATCAAACTCTATCTCTTCGCGGTTTAAGCCTGTGTATGATTGTATAGCGCGTAGCTTAGTACGCTTGGTGCTTTCTTCATTACCTAAGTATAATACCTTAGCACCTTGCTCACAGAAGCCGTTAGGTGCAGCACATAAGCTAACAATGAATGCTGATTTACCTGTCTCAGGACACGCAAACACAACAGCAAACTCGCCAGCACCAACTCCATAGACATTACGGCTAAGGGTTTCGATGTTAAACTTCCATCTGTTTTCATCTGATGTTACAGCCAGAAGCTCGTAGATATCATCTGTTGTTGGATCACCAAAGTCATCAGGCATGTAGCCCTCAGCTACACGATCCAGTAATCTATTCAGATCATCCATAGCAGAGATTTCACCCTCAGACATCTTGATGCCTAAGTTAGCTACATCTAAGCCTACGTTCTGACGCCATAGGTTTTCAATAACATCTTTCGCAATGTCAGGGTGTATATCCTCTGCACTACTTATAGCGTGTATAGTGTCTTCTATATCATCGGACCATGACTTGGTTGATGTAGGATTGTTAGCCTTCCAAAAAGCAAACATTTCTAAAGGGGTTATATCTTGAGCAAACTTCTCATGTGATCCAATGATAGTCTCGTATACCTCTTTCAATGTATCTTCAAAAAGTGACGCCCTTAGCTTAGTTTTATTCTGTTCATAGAACTCATACTTTAAGCAGTTCTTCAGTAGTGATTTATCCATAGTTAATCCTGACAGTTGGCACTTAATAGAGAGGTATCTATAACACCATACGGAAATAAAAAAAAGCCCCTCATTTACTGAAGGGCTAATTAATTTTTAACTATGTGTTGGTAGAACTATTAGTTCTGTCTGAACTTCATCTTCTTGATGTCAGGGGCGCTATCACCTCTACGTTCACGCATCTCAATCTGGTAATGTACGACACGCTTGTTGCCCGTTACCAAATTCTTTATGGCTGCTTCTAACTTAGTTTCTTCTTCAGCGGCAGACTTAAATCCACCTTCGATTTCATAATCGACCAAACATATGGCTCTTGCTTTCATTGGTTTATTCCTTATTAAAATAATATAAATATTGGTTTTGTGCAGCTATTACTGCTAATTAAAAATTAATTCAATAAGAATTTTGGTGGGCCAGTGAAGGGATTGCAAAAATTCGTGGGCGTTTTTCCGTGCGACCCGTGAGGTGCAAAACCAAGGCTCTCGACTTTCTTCCAAATCGGATGCTTTGGCATCTGTTCTTTTGGTAATTGTAATAACATCTTCTTTGTGGTTTGCATTGTTTTATATAATCCCTTCCTACCACTCCTATAGTCGGTGGCGTTCTATGTACCAAGTAATTTTACTGGACTTGGTTTTTACAGTTTTAGTTACCCTTTATTTATTACACTAAGTATCTGATTAGTTGATAGGGATTTTAAATCACTACCTGTTAACCTTACTCTTATGCTTCGGTCTATCTTCATTACTTCGGATATAGCCTTAGATGATGCGTCTTTGTCAAGAACTAAATACAATTTAGTGAATTTATTAAGTGTTTTCTTTATACCACTAGTTATAGTAGTACCTAGCAAGGCTACCCCCACTAGACCGTCTAACCTACTGACAGCACATGCGGATGGAGTGTCTTCTACTAACACAGCAATGTCTCCTGTACCTACATGTATACCGTCAGGCAATTCACCATAAGATAGCCACTTAGGTCCGAACCTTCTGAGTGATCTACCCACTGCACCATTATTACCATAGAATAACACTCTGTCCTCTGCCGGAGCATAACGTATATTGATGAGTTTATTCTTGTAAGCCTCAACACTATTAACACTATGCAAGTATTCCATTGCGGGTGGATGGTTTTCCACAGAAGTAGTTATGCTAGGTATTGGTTTAACAGGCTTATTCTTGGTAGGGGCTGTATTACTGAGATAGTCTCTAACAGCCTTTTGATTACGTCTACCAGAGTATGCTCCTTTAGCTTCACATGATGCCCTGTAGCAGTACCATAGTATTTTACCACCAGACTTTGATACAGCCAACTTCTTAGGGCCGTAACAAAAGGGGCAGGTTACTACTAATGTTTCACCTTCTTGTACTGGTATAGTTTGTACTATCTTTAATTGCTGTGCATAAGTCATGGTATAGTCCTAGTTCTGGTAATGCACCCTATCGGGCGCATCCGAAGGATACAGGGTTAGTTGGTATAGTCAACACCTAACAAGAGGTTATTAATACCAATTACTGATAACAGTCATTATGCTATGTTAGCTGTAAGTCCTTGATTTAATTAAAAGACTGTTAATCAATTGGTCGTAGGTTCGACCCCTACCGTCGGAGCCATGTACTTGATTTCATTGGTTATTGTTTGTAATTTATTGCCACATTGTCATTGCACTTTTGGTTATTGCACAGTGACAATGTGACAATAGTTCTATTAAGATTCTACCTTCGCAAGACCTTTCTTAATTAGGTCAACGAATCCTAGAGAGAATATTTGCCCGAATACTTCAGAGCTACACTCAATTTTAACAGTAGCAGAGCCATCTTCATGCTCTTCTATCTCTACTATCTTGATGGGTTGTACTACATCTTTCATGCCGCTTTCTCCTTGGCTCTCTGCCGTTCTTCATCTGTCATAGGACGTATGTGTGGGTGGTTTGTACCCATTAGGGCAGACCAGCTTACAGGAAACAGCGTGTACATATGTTCACTGATCTTTTCTGCTATGATACGGCTCTCGTACTGAGTGTCCGGCTCACAGCGAAGCTTACACATCTTAGCTACTGCCTTGACTGTGCCGCTCCATACCCATGAACTCATCATTGCTTGCGGTAATACCATACGGGCTTGCTCTGGACATACCCCATTATCAATCATTCCTTTGTAGTTCCATAGGCAGTCGGCGTAGAGTAGTTTAGCGTTACCACTCCAAGAGCCTTCAACAGTTCCAGTAGACCCCTGCTTCTTATCAACACTACGCCCACGCCATACGTCAGGTGTGTAGAACTCAGGCTCACTATCTATATATCTACGGCTTATTTCATTCCAAGGCATATACTCATGTTTCTTAAGCTGCCCCATCACAAAGAGTGGTGCGCTACACCTGAAGGTAACAAAGGTATGGTTGAATGGAGAGTAGTGCTTATGATCAGCTAAGTACTTGATCAAATTCTTATCACTATCATGCACAACAGGGACCATAGGACCATCCCCAATACCCGTATGCCCCAGAGCCTCAGACTTTTTGTCGAAAGATACTCTAGCCGCATTGACTACTGAAATATCAGAGCCAGAATGTTCAACGTAATCTACAGTTAATTGTTCAATACCCATTACAGTATCCTTTCATATGTCTTTTTAGTCCTAGCAGACTGCCACTTAGCACCTACTAACATTGAGCAAAGGCGGGGATAGGGCAGAGTGTTGCCCATTCCAGCCAACCTCTCTACATTCTCCATTCCTTCGTCATATACTAAGAAGACTTTATATTTTGTTTCATGCCCGTGATGTGTGTACCTATCGGTAAAGCATTTCATTCAGAGTAATCCTCGTTTACGCATTGCATTTTCAGCTTCTATGTTCCCATGCTTGGCGTATACTACCAGCATCTGGGGGTTTCTGTGTCCGGTTAAAGACATCAGTTCTCTGTCCGTACAACCAGCACGACTTGCATGGGTAGTACCTGTACGGCGCAGATCGTTCAGCCAAATGTTAGTAAGTTTACCAGTAGCATTATCAAATGACGTAGGTAGCTTGTAACCTTTGGCTAATCTTCTAAAAGACTTCACTGCCCGATCACTGGTGTATGGCTTGCCTGTACTTTCCTCACGCAATACATAGTTGTCCCTGTTACTACGGGTATGTAGCTCCAGACGTTTACGAACAGATGGGGTCAGAGATATAGACATCTTAGCCCCTGTCTTCTGTTGGGTGAAATTACAGTGACCAGCATCTAGGTCGAAGTTGTCCCACGTAAGTAAGCGCACATCTACCACACGCTGACAGAACTCATAAAGTAGAGTGATCATAGTACCCATACTCTGACGCCCTTGTTCATCACAGAAGTCTATCATGCCCTGTATATGCTCTTCGGGCCACAAAACCTCTCTGTCAGGCAGCTTTGGTAATTTAAGTAGAGAGAATGGGTTAGTTTTAACGCTATCAGAGCGCAGTGCTTCCATCCAAACCAGCTTTAGTACCTTCACAGTGTGGTTAGCCTTATGTGTAGAGACATCATTCTGTATGTGTTGCCACAGGTTTTGTACGTATTTGTAGTTTACGTTTGACACATTCATTTTAGAGAAGGGTACAGTACTAACGTGTATAGATGAGGCGTATCGAAGGTGACTAAGGTAGGAACGCCTAGTCTCATCCTTCTTAATGTTCTTGTAGGCATTAGATTGTTTGTATGCCTGAACAATAGCCTCAACAGAACGCTCGTCCACGTTTATATCTTCATGGTTGCCAGACTTCCAAGCCTCAAACTTACGCTTGATCTCATAGCCACGGGCATTGGCGTCCTGTTTGTTCTCATAGGTTTCAAAGGTTAGCTCTGGGAATGCTCCCAGAACTTGCTTAGTAGGTCTAACACCGTAGACCATACGATTGCCCCTCATTCGAGGGCGAACATAAGGAGCCTTACCCATCAATCATGGCCTTTATGTAGTCTTGCCAAGGCAGAGTATAGCTAATGTCATGATACTGGCAGTATCCTATGGCAGCATACATAGTCTTTGCATCTGTACTGTCATCTATCTCTGCATAGATACCATCTTCACGCATTTCTAACGTGAGCCAGTACTCTTCACCATCGTGCCAGTGTAGTTTAGTGGCTTCATCGGTGGTGCTACAGTGCATTTGACCAATAACCTCAGTCAAACCACCAATAGCCCATATGAACTTGCTGAATACTTCATCTTTAGTCATGAGTATCTCCTAACCGTTGATGCAACGTAGATTGTTAATGAGGTAGCTGATGTTAATCTCATCCCCATCAGTATTAAGGGCATAGACTGCGTACAGCGCGTCTACTACTTCCTGTATTTTAGCAATCATATCGGTTTGAGTAAGCTCATGCTCATACCCAAAGTTCAATGGGATAGCAGTAATCAACTGGTTCCAATGCCTATACTTAGTACAGTCCTTGTTTGTGGGTTCTATTCTAGACCAGCGACTCCAGTATACGTATACCACGGCATCATCGTGATCCCAGACTTTTACTTTGTGTGTCTTAGTTTGTATCATAGTTTGTATCCTAGTTGGTTAACTGGGACCACTATGAACAACACTTAGTAAGGTGTCAACAAAAAAGTTAACAGGTTGCTTTTACCCTGCGCGACTACCTATTAAAGCA